CTGTTGGCCATAGAGATCGCCTAGTAAACCAGCTTGAAAACCTTGTTGTTGAGCAGCTAATTGTGCTGCTTGTTCAAAGCCTGCTTGTCTGAGTTGGGCTTCAGTATCGGCTGCTTGCTGAATATACGGTTTTTGTATTTCTGATTCTAAAATAGTTCCTCGTGACCCACCAAAAGCACCAGCTTTAAGGGCTGCTTCTTGAGCGGCTTGTTGAGCTATGTCTTGACGTTCTTGAATACCACGTAAAGCAGGGTCGATAACCGCTTCTTGGTAAGGTGACATATAAGCACCAATATCAAGTGGTGCTTGTGCTAGTTCTTGTAATTGACTGACTGGGCTAAATGCTTGAGTTTCACCAAACAAACCTCTAGTAGCTTCAAAAGCTTGTAATTGATCTGGTGAAAAACCAGCCACCATAGGTCCTGTGTAGGGAACAAATGGTAAACTTGCTGCTTGCCTACCAGCAGAAAATAAATCTTTGTATGCTGATTCTTGATATTGTGGAACTTGTGTTTCTGTTACTGTTGCGCCTTTACTCATAATTCTTTTCTAATTAAATGTTCTGGCTCAAAACCCAGACTAACTAACTTTCTAGTCCAGCCTTTACGACCACCGCCATAAAGTCTTTTGATGCCTGCTCTACGAGCGAACTCTTCTATATATGGTAACATTTCTTTGAGTTCTTCGTAATCTCCACCACAAAATAATAAGTTCATGGCTTTTACTTGCGGGAATATGACGAACTCTGTAATCATGGCTGATTTCTTACCAGGCCATAAATGAAATATTCCTTGCCTTATTTTATCTTCTATATCCTCTATTGTATAGGAATCTTGGTACTTTACTGCCTTCTCAATATAAGGTTTACACCTAGGCCACTCACTCTCCCAAGTCTTAGTTTCCTTTAGCATATTCAACGATATTTAAAACTAAGTGTATATTGGCATGATTGACCTGTGCTTTTATTATTTCGCCTTGTTGTAATATTAAACCACCATTGACTAATAATTCTTCAGTAGCGTGTGCTGCTATGTTGTGTTCTTTAAAAATAAAAAATTCATTAGCACTGGTGTCAGTTATGGAAATATCTAAATTAGTTTGTTGGTTGCCATGATCGCAAGCAATAATGCCTTTAACAATAACAAAATCAAAGTCATTACCAGATGGTGCTGTATAGATAGTTTGTTGTGTGGTTGCAGCAAATGCATATTTAACATTGGTCGCACGTTGTATGTATTGTCGTTGTGATGATAAATCCATTACCTTTTACCTCTAGCTTTAACGTCTAACCTAATTTGTCCAACTTGAAAGTCTTGTTGACTTGACCTAGTAACTTTCATTTTTACTTGTCGAGCTGAGAACCGAGCATCGGTATAACCATCGTTCTCAAACGTGAACGAACCAAAGTTTGTTTCACTACCTAATGGCGTAAATTTACCAGTAAAACTGATAGTCACACCAGGCAAAGCATTAGCTTCTTCGTCTGGAATGATTTGATTGACTTGCGCTAACTTATCGCCTTGCCCTATTTCTAATGGGCCTGATTGACAGAATGGATCTAGCTCACCTGTCAAGACACCAGATTCGTGTTCATAAATAAAACCAGATGAATCACCAGCGATTGGTTTATCAAACGCACCTTGATCGACCCAGCAACTTCTGTCTAATTCGCCTATTGACCAAGTATTGTCTCGATAGTTCCAAATCACATATTTGTTTGGTGTGGTTTGATTAGCACCTGATGGAAAACCCCACCAGATCTCATTGAAGTTTTGATTGTGACCACCCCAACATGATTTTCTGTATGCTTCTGACATTTCGTTGTAAATGTAATCATGCACCTCACACGGGATTTCTTTGACCGTCCCATCGTACGCAAAGACTGCGTTCTCACCCAGCCACGCCACAAAGTCACCCGCCTGAACGATCGAACGAACGGAGATAGCCTTGCAGTTAGTGCCTGCTTCAGCAATCCCGTAGGTAAAAGGCGCACCTAGGTAGTACACTCTATTAATGCCAATATCAGTAAACACGATGATATCGGACTTGTATTTGAGACCGTAAAGGATTTGTCCGCCTGTGGGGATTTGAATGTCACCAGCTGTGTTACGGGCCAAAGATGTCCAGTTCGTATTATCTTCTCGTTCTGACCAAGCAATTTTACGGGGATCACCACCTGAGCCAAGGGCAAACAAATGCCGTTCGTTGGACACTACAGTTGCGATATTACCAACTGGTGCGTTGGAGATAGCTGAACCTATGGTTGCTGGTGCGCTTGGTTGCCAACGATAAATTTTACCATCGCCAGCAAAACAAAAAACCAACTCCTCTCCCCAGTTGTCAAATGAAAAACTGTTGGCTGGAAACGATAGGGTTGATGCTGACCGGGCGTCACCAAAATCTTCTTCACCAAAGTCGGCTGCACCAAAACCTGTTTCACCAGTTGCTGTTTCATAAACAAAGCCTGTTGGTGTTATGTCGTACCAAGTTTCGTTGTAATACACATAAACTTTTTCTGATGTCCCGACAGCCAAAACAGGATTGCCACTATTATCATTATAGGCATACATACCTATAGGTTTGCCTGTTAAAGCTGTGTTTCTTAGTAAGTCCCAACCACCAATGGGTTTTAGATAGCCGTTTTCAAAACGCACTAAATTACCATCAACCCAACGACCCTTATTAGTATAATCAGTACCGTTTTTAACGATACCTGCGGGCGGAGTTATTGGTATAAGTGCCATTCATTGATTATATATTATTGTTCTGTAGCGACCAAGTTGCCTGAATTATCAACGGTTATTTTAAACTCTGTACCGTTCGGTGATTTTAAGTAAATACCAGCACTTGCGGTGTCAAGAAATAAACTACCAGTATGTAAAGTAGCACTACCGTCAGAAGAATCGGTTATTGAAAATCTTTTGGTTGGGGTTGAGCCTGTTTTGATAATAAAACTACCAGCATTATCAGCACCAAAAGAAACTGGATTATCAGCGCTGGTGTCAGCTCGAACAAGAGCTTCTGTCCCTGTAGTGTAAACATTAACAATATCGCCAGAAACAGATGAAGATATATCTAATAAATAAGCTACTGATGTGGTGCCAATACCAACCTTGCCACCAGAAACTGCTAAAGCGTTTGTGTCAAAATAAGCTGACGTAGCTGTTACTTGGGTAAAATCACCAGTATCTGCGGTATTTGCTCCGATTGGCGTGTTATCTATTGCACCACCATTGACATCAATATTAGAAAAACTAGCAGACCCTGAAGATGTCAGCGTGCCAGCTACGGTTAGGGTTTTGCCTGAACCAACGTTAAGACCAACGCTTGTGCCGTTACCAGCATCAGCAAAGATCCCATCTAAGGTGTCTGAATTACCATTAACATAACCACCCCAAACGTTAGTGTCGCCACCAACGGTTGGTTTAGTTAAGTTTAGATTAGTGGTGTAACTTGGCATTTATTACGCCCAGATAGCTCCACAAACATCTTGAACTAATTGTAGTTCACCTGAATAATCTGTAGCAGCACCATCATCTTCAACATATTTACTAAGATGTTTTACTCTGGTTGCTACTACTGGAAGATCATCGTCTGTAGAATCATCCAAGGTATCTTCATAAACCACCATCACAGTTTCATGCTTTGCGTTGTGAGCATCATCTGCTGATGTATCTGCTGGAGGGTAAACCTCTAATCGTTGTATATTTGTAACTTTTGTTATAGCCATAATATGTAATTCTAACCTACCTTGACTGGTTCAACAATAACTTTACCATTATCGTCTGTTAATGATGATTCATGTATTTCTTTATCTTGTCGTTCACCTATCACTAACCAAGAAACTGTCGCTGTTGATTCTGGGTTCTGACATTCAATAACAAGTTGTGACCCCATAACTTTTGCTCTGACATTATCCCAAGTATCTGCATTATTAACAAAAGCTTGGATATCTCTATTAAGAGCTAAGAATGTACCTGGTGTCATACCAAACCATTCATCAAGATCTATGGTTGCTCGACCATTGTGTAGGTCAATCACACCTCTGTACAAGTTATCAGCTTGTGGGCCTTCAACAAACGAGTGGACAAGATGATGGGTCTCTGGTTTAAGTGGGTGGTCAATCTTGAATGAGCCTGATGTTTTTGAGAGTGAGCCACTTATTGAGGTGTTGCCTGAAATGTTAATAAAACCATCATTTAAGACAATATTTGAATTATCAGAAAAGCCTTGTATGTGAACGACATAATCGTTATCGTTTCTGTCACCAAAATATAGAGTTGTGCTTTGTTGTTCAGCAATAACATTGGCACCAATCTTATAAGAGCCACTAGCTCTAATGTTGCCTTCTACTTGTATTTTTTCTGATGGAGCATTAGTCCCAAATCCAACTCTACCATCTTTTTTGATAGCTATATGGTCAGTTGAGTTGTGTCTAATAGTGAATATATTTTGATTAGCATCTGGATATCTGACCAATGACCATTGACCAACACCTGTGCCAGAATCGCCTGCTACTGCACCTAAAATTAAACTACTATACCCATTAGATGCAGGGTGCATCCTAATATTTTCATTGTAGTTATTGCCACCAATTATTTTGACATTATCTGCTGTGCTACCAGTACCAGTTTTAAATTTAAAACCAGAACTATGAAAGTTCATACCCCTGTAGGTGCTACCCCAAGATGCTGATTCAAGTTCAGATGTATTTGATGCGTAGCTAAGGAACAA